ATTGCAAGAGTGAGTAACGTGTAATTGTATCTCGTGAGGTACTTTTAACATATCAGTTAAATTCTTCTATTCTTTTTAGGTCCAAGTATGTAAGTATTTCTTTCCTCCATTCCATCAACTCATAATAACACTGTTGCTCATGGGCAATTTCACGCAACTCATAATCTGGTTTTAAGACGCTCTCATAAAAAAGATTAAATGCATCGCGCCTTTTTTGATGTTTTTCCATAATTTCCTACTTGGTTCTTAACCCACCAACAAGAACTCTTTTAGATTCAGAGTATTCTGCAGAATGAGGTATGTGAGAAGAAAATAGTAACACTTTATTTTTTTCTGGAATAATCTTATATTGATTATCATCAATATAAATCATGGTTTCACCATCATTACAAGAATTTAAGTAAAGTATAAAACTATAATCTTCATTGTGGTTGTGCTTATGCACATTCATTTTACCACCATTTTGATAATCAATCATATGAATATAAAAATATTTTAATTTTAAATTTAAAATATCCTCACACAATAATTTAACTTTATCAATATAGTTATAAAAGATTTTTGAGTTAATATTATCCAAAAGATTTAACGTGTAAAAACAATTTCCACTTAAAGAACTTTGTTTTTTATCCTTAAAAGTCTCTGGATAATTAGAAACAAAATTAAGTAGAAGATTGAAGTAATCACTTACCTCATCTTCTACAAAAAACTCTTTAAACATCAACCATTCCAACAAATTCAATATCTTCAAATTGATCTGATGTAATTTCGTGAGGTCCAATACGATACCAATATTCACCTTCCTTCTCACCAAGATATTCAATATCATCACATTGATGCTCACGCAACCATGCTTGAAGACGTTGATGCTTAAGTTCAGATTGTGAAATCTTCATCGGAATAAACCTCCTTGTATTTTTCAATAAGACGATCTCTCATGTCATGATATGGAGTGAGATCCAAGTCATACTCATCACCAAAATTCCAATCTTCACCATATCTGATAGCGCAGATAGCTGCCTGAATCATTGTTTTCAGTCCTTCTCTGTCAACTGTAATTTTAACCAAAGCAGTTGGGTCTGAAGTTGGTTCCATTTTCATTTTTCAATTCTCCAATTAGGATCTGATACTTTATCTACCCAAAAATAACAAGTTTTATTTAATGATTCGACATAATATCGGTCATTATCTTCATTTTTAACTCTACAAGAATGGAATTGTAGCATATCAAGAGTAAACTGAGTTTTTGCTTCCTTACTGATTGGAGTCAGACAAATAAATTTTGTTTTCATTTTACAAATACCGTTCCAGATTGAGGTTGTGTGCGATGTTTTTTAATAAAATTGTGAGCTGAGTTGACAGTTCTACAAACTTGCAGTTGCTCTCCATTATAGATGATCATAAGTTGATTTCCAAATGGAACTGCGGCATAACCGTCATTTGTAATAAATCCTTCTTTCATCGTTTAATAGTAGCAATAGCAGGTTGACCTTCAACAAACACAGTATCTACAACGTTCTGAAGGCGTTTGACCGTTGCAATGCCCACGTTGTTGTAAACGGGAACATGAACAAAACCAAAAGATTTGGTGTACTCCTGGAGATTACCAGGAGTAAGAGTGCCTTGTTGAATACGCTTTACATCATCAAGATGAAGACGAATCACACGACCAACAGATTGGCACATCTCAATAACATTCATTTGACGCATCATAATCAAAGAAGTAAGACCAGGAACAGAGATACCTTCACTCAGAATAGAATAGTGCAGAACAATAAACTTTTTGTCAGGATCTGCACCATACTCACGTACAAGATTAAAAAACTGCTCACGGGTAATTTTCTGGTCATTAAGGAATGCACCATGCTTGCTGGTAATCCAAAGGAGATCGTATCCCATGGATTGAACTTCCTCCATAAAGGCAGTCTCAGCAAGCATACGGATCATCACTTTGGTATTAGGAGCAGCGATTAGAACCTTCTCCATGTGCTCTTCATTGGATAGGGTATCCAGAAGGGTCATACAGTCCCTCTCTGCCGCTTCCTCGCCCTTCAAACGAATGCTACCGACATTGATGGCGTTAATCTTAGGAGGAAGAATGGAACCGTTACTAACAAGACGCGGAGCAGGAACATTGTAAATAATGCCACCGTAGACACTAGCATCATTCATTCCAGGTTTTGAAGCAGTGGCAGAATACTTAGGAGTAGCAGTGAAGAAATAACTGCGGTTAGCAACAGAAGAGAAATACTTGACGGAAGAGAAATAACTTTTTTTAACTGAATTGTGCGCTTCATCATAGTAAATCGTATCTACAGCAATGTTTGCTTCCTGAATGCGATGCAGAGACTGATAAGTAGTAAAGATCAACTTATTACCTTTAGTGTGATAGCACCAGGAAAAGATTTGATTTGGTTTAGTCGTTGTAAAGTAAGGAAGATCGCCACCAGAATGAACATGCATAATGGATGCATTGGTGATGTGCTCAGTAAACTCAGCAGACAACTGACGAGCGAGCATCAACCTAGGAGCAACGACTACAATAGTTTTGTCACCAGTCATAAACTGACGAACAGCATCCATAATAGCAATCAGGGACTTACCACCGCCAGTGGGAACCACAATCATCCCCTTAAGGATGCGGTCCATGATGTCAAGTGCTTCGGATTGATGAGGACGGAGTTGCATGGGTGTCATAACGATAGAAATATTATACAGCAAAAGTTACCAACCATCATCGGGAGAGTGGTCAGTTAAAAAATTGGTCTAAGGTGGGATGACCTATTGTACCATCAAATCGGTAATGATATTCAAGTGCATCTGAACAAACATAATGTGGATGAGTTGTGGGAATTCCAAGTCTCTTACATAATTCACGATGATTATCCTCCATTAACTCAACAGCATACAACATATTGTTTATTACATGGTCCTCATCATGATATCTGCATAATTTATTTTTTAATTCTACTATAAAATTACCATTTCCAGCAGAATTATCAAGGAATTTTGAATCGGGATTTTTGAACAAACTTTGATCCATACACTCAATCAATTCATTAACCAAATCTGGTGGAGTAAAAACTTCTCCAGTCTCAGAAATTCTCTGGTCTGACCTTTCAACTTCAGACCCTAAAGACTCATTATGTTTATTTTTATTGGATGACATTTTTATCTCTCAAATACTCTATTTCTTCAGATGTAAAATCAAATTGTTGATGCACATCATTAAAATCCTTTATAAGAGGAACTTCTGCATTTTTAACTGCTGCAGCGAATCCAGCAGTAGTTTTATAGTTTTCAACAAACAACTTAATTAAAGGAATATCAAATATAGTTGATAATAATTTACCTCCCTCTTCATCTTTGATAGGGCACCATGAGTTTAACATACCGATGTATCCATTTGTGATAAATCTGTCAGTATATGAACAAGAATATGGCACTACAAATTTTAGTAAGTCTCCCGTAGTCGGAAGAACATTAGTTCTTTTTATATTTTTTCCTGAGGCGTAAACTTCGTACTTTCCATCATCACAGTACTCATCTTTTGGAATGTCCTGCCCAATCTTAAGAGGTATCCTTGGATGATTTGAATTTGCAATTTTATTAAAAATAGCATGTAATAATTTTTCTTCTCCAAACAAAGGGAGTCCATCTCTCAAATCCAAATAATGGATTCCAGTCTCATGTATAACTTTTGTAACTCCTTTATATGGTTCTTTTTTTAAAATCCATGAACAAATAGACACACCTTCAGTAAAATACTTATCGGAAGTATAATCAATTTGAATTAGGTTATAAATTGTTTGACATTTTTGAAAGAACTTTTTGCCAAATCCAGTTGTTCCAATAAAAGATGATGGCGTAACCTTTGCCATGGTTGCGCCATTTTGAAGAAGATTGATGTCCAATTCAATAAACTTATACCAAAGTTTATTATTTTTTGCTTTATTATTATCTTGATATGGTGGGTTTGATAATATAGTAAAATTCATAACCACTTACAATCATAATCAGATATTACTAGGTGTTTTTTAATTTGTCAACCTCTCTTCTTAACTCATCAATTTGTCCCTGCTGCTCCTTGATAGCCTCAATCAAAACTGCAACCATGTTCTGATATGCAACAGATTTAGTACCATCAGGAGCTTCATATACTAATTCAGGTAGTACTTTCTCAATCTCTTGTGCAATAACACCAATCTCACGTTCAGGTTGACCAATACGGTTAAAGTAAACACCTCTCAAATCAAGAACTTTATTAAGAGCATTACCAATACCAACAACATTTTCTTTCAGTTTCTCGTCAGAGTTTGCTGTAACTGTTCCTGAGAATGTTGCATTACCAGCATTGTTGAGTCTGAGTCGTTCTTGTGGTGCAGAAGGACCAGAACCTTGGGTTCCAAAGATAATAGCAAATTGACCTGAGGTTCCTTCAGATACACCTTTGATGTATCCACGCTCACCATCATTACCAATATCTCTACCTTCAAACTTCAATCCACCATAAAAATACGAAGCATTAAGTGCCTGGTCAGTTTGCTGGAATCTCAAATAATTACCATCAATATCACCAGTTGTGTCTGGATTTGTTGTAATTAAAACGTCATTTCTAAAGGTTGAAATACCAGTTACCCTTAAGGTATTAAGATTAACTTGTTGGTTAAAGGTACTAATACCTGTATTAACTAAGAATCCATTGGTAATATTCCAAGTTAGCGATGAGGCTCTAAATTCAACGTTATTTTCAAATAATGTTTGACCAGCAACATAAAGGGAATAACCAGCTTTTGCAGAAGTAGTCTCAATACCGACATTGGTTGTTGTTGAAATACCAACTCCATCAAATACCCAAACGTCAGATACGTTACTTAATCCAGAACCATCTCCCTTAAATGCTCCACTCCATAAACCAACATAATAATTATCACCACCAGATTGAATAGGTCCAAACTTTTTCCAATTATTATCATTGGTATAAACCCATCCAATTTCTCCACCTGATGGTGGTTCTGCATCATATACAACGTTGCCAACGTTCCCTGCAATTAATGGCGTACCAATGCCTGTGGTATACTCTCTAGCAATAATTTGATCACCCTGAATAAGCAAACTATTTGCTTCAACAGAATTATTAATTGTTACTTTTTCATTAAATACTGCTGGACCATTAAATTCCGAGATAATATTATTGTCCTTTCCACCATCAACCTTTAATCCCCTATTAATAGTTAATTGTTCAGTAGAACCAACATCAAATCCAATAGCATCACTATTGCTTGTAAGGTCCTCTCCTCTTACTGTTGGAATTGGAGCATTAGTAATTAAATCTTGTCCAGTAGCACCACTTGTAAATTTAGTTACTGTATATGCATTACCCTTATCATCCAATCCATTATAAAATGGAGTACCACCATTATCAGATACTGATTGTGATAGAATTCTTTCAACACTTCTAAACTGTCTATCTTGTCTCTCTGGTAAAGCAGTTGAATAGTTGCCAGGTCCAAATCCAAGATATTCAAAAGTGTGTCCAGATGCACGAATAATAGAGTTTCTTCTAAATTCTACTGGTTTAAATCTAACTTTTCTAATAACAGACCCAACAACGTGAGTTTGTTTTTGAGTTCCAAATAATCCACGGAAGACATCAATTGCAGTATTAGAAGTAATTGACTCACTAATACGCATAATTTCATTATCTAGAACCAGATAATCACCAATATCCCAACCCATATGAGTGGCATTGGTGACAGTCAAAGTATTAATTGTAGGATCAGTTAAAGCAACATTTAAAGTTGTAGTGATACCAGCGTACTGATAAACAAGTCTTGAAGATGCTGCTTCATCAGCAAAATCAATTGCACTATTTTGAGCACTAAATCCTATTGGATAAACTCTTCCAGATCCAGATGCAATTGCAGTTGTTGTACCTACTCCAACCTTTACAGCAAAACTACTTACATTATAAACTTCTGTTATTGTAAATTCACCGTTGTAAATATTCTGGTTGAATCCACCAAATTTAATTCTATTACCAACCAAGAATCCATGAGAATTTGAAGTGATAACACTTGCAATTCCAGTCACATTATTATAATTTAACGAAGAGATTCCAACAGACTCACCAGTGACGTAGGCAGTAACGTCAGAAAGAACAGTAGCATTAACGTTACTCAGTCCATTAGTGTTAATACCAGTAATTGGTTGTGGACCAAGGAATTGATCTCTAGCATAAACTGTTGACGCAGATGATACTCTAACATTTTGATCATCACCAGTTGCAATACTCTCAATTTTATAAACATTATTGTAATCAGTAAAACGACTGTCACGAATACCATCAATTTTAATTACATCACCAACGCTATTATGAATATTTAAAACTGTTACATAACCAGGAACCCATCCAGTAGTAGTTCCTACACCAACAACTGCTAATGTATTACCAATTCCAAAAGCAGAACCACCGTCTACAATTTTAATTCCAGTAATCGCACCTGCAGAATCAATTTCAATGTTTGCAGTAGCATATTTTCCAGTTGTAGAACCAGCAAATCCTACCAGTCTTGCATTATACAACGTTTGAATGCTTCCAGATCCATCACCATAATTTACACCAGCACTAGTAATTCCAACTCTAGTAATATAATTTAATCCATGATCTTTTTGAGTTGTAAGTGTGTGAGATATTCCAGAACTTGAATGTATCTCAACAATTCCAAATCCAACAACAAAATCACGAATATTCTTATTAATAACCTCTTTTGTAATACTATTCTGTGGGTTATTAATCTCAGTTAGTCCAAGTGGTGTTGGTAGAGCAAACGTTCTAGTCTGATCTGGATCGGAATCTGGATTATCTCTATCAAGTTGTGGGTATAAATTTTTAACTGGTTGAGAGAATCTAAGATTTTGGAATGGAGATACTTGAGGTGAAGATGATGAATCAAGAATAGTTAAATGATAAACTCCATCTTTTGCATTTGGAACATATTCCTGGACTGCTTCCTTTCTATAAATGTAGAACGTATTACTAAATTCTTTTCTCTCATATCTGGGCAGATTTGTTGTTCTCTGATTAATATTATTAGAGAATGTTCCTGGATTGGTAGTAATACCAACTGTAAATTCTCTCCGTGTAGGACTTGATACAACAGTATAAACGCCATTAAATCCAGTATTTCCTAATCCACTTGTGTTTGCTGTTGATACAATGTTAAAAACTTGAACTTTAGAACCAACAGACAGTTCATGTGGTGTATCTGTCGTAAACGTCGCTAATCCAACAATTCCGTCCCAGGTAGCACCCGAAATAAATCTAGGATTTCTTAATTCTGAAGTATTAGATAGGACAGCTGGCGCAATACTTTTAAACTTAGCAACCTCTGCATTAGTAAATCCAGTTGTATTGCTGGACTCCTGCATAATAAATGCATCTTCTGGAGGTCTACCAAGAACACTTGAATCTCTTGGAATTACATACCTTACTTTGTAAATTCGATCTTCAAGAGCTCTATTATCAGGAGTTCTAGTAATAAATGTTTTTGGAGTTGCCCTACCAAGGGATGCTGTTCCAAGACCAACAATCGTACTATAAATTGAGTTATTAGTAGAACTTACCGTAATAAACCATTGACCAATAGCACTATCATATTGTATTGGGTGCCCAACGTCACCAGACTTTTTATCAGATACTCTAGATTCAATCTGAAGAATACCACCTTTACTATTAACAGTGATAGCAGACAAACTTACAGTGTCATTAAATGTTTGTGCTAATTTAATCTGATCACTATTAATTCCAGCAGTAATTGCATAATAAAGTTGATTGTGCCTCAAACCATCAGGAAGTTCACCATCATCACTTAAAATACGTACAGATTCACCATTAATAAATTGGTGAGGTTGAGTTGCTGTAAAGATATTAGAGGTAATACTATTAATACCAATTGCTGTTCTACCTACAGTAGATAATTTTGTAGCAGATACCTCATAATTACCAGTTCCCTGTGTCTCTGGCATTACAATTACAGATTCTTTGGTAACACCAATGTTACCAATATTAATAACAACTTTTAATTTGTCCTGATTTTTCGCACCAATTCGATATCCTTCTAATACTGATTTTGGTGGTATATTTCTATTGGTCTCATTATAAAGATAAAGTCTAGAAGTATTACCTACAGAAATTGTTTTCTCAACGTCAATAGGAGCAAATTCAATAGTTATTTCATTATTATCAACTCTTTGTGGTGGTAAAATATGGGTAATATATCCAGTATCATCTCTTGGGAAAGCGTCATTTCTGAATCCTCTACAAACAATTGCCTTTGCACCAAAGTTTGAGTTGGAGTTTGTAATCGAATGGTCTCCACCAGATTCTGCAACAAAGTGATTTGCATATCCAATAGCAAACACAGAAACTAGTTGAAGGAATGCATCATTTGATGCTTTAATATGGAAGTTTTCGTATGCTGGTTTATATACTGCAGAAGAATTGGTATGAAGGTTTGAAACAGCAGTAGAATCTTCATAAACACCAGATACTGCATTATATTTTACAAATGCATTATCGTCTTTCTGTAGTCCAATACCAGTGAACTGAGCAACCACCATGGATTTAAATCCATCAGCTTTGCTACCATCCGCATGAAGTCCACACATTCCATAAACGGAACGTAAAGAACAATTGAAGATATATGGAGATGCAGAAGTAACACTGTCAACTACAATATTAAGAGTTGGAGCACCTGATACAATAGCAGGAAGAGGATTTACAGGTGCTGTAGAAACCTCATAAGTAACCCGAGTTGTAGATTCTACAGTTTTTACAACATAAGAACCATTGTATCCACCACTAGGAATACCTTCAATTCTAATCGGAGTATCTACATCCAATCCATCAACAGATTCAACAAGATCTACTGTAATTTTCTTACTGGAAGTTACACCATCACCTGCTCTGATACTAGAAATTCCAATATTTTGACCTTTAGAACCAACAATTCGGAATTCATCAATTTTTGATTGAACATCAATTGCAGCACTTGGATAATCAGGTGAAATAGATCTTCCACTAGAAGGACCATATACTAAACCGATTTTTTCATAATAAATGTCAAGGTCGGTTCTAGTCGTATTGTAATTTAAATAAGTATCATTAAATTTTACAGGATTTACACCATCCGCATATTCAAAACAAGTTAGTTTATGGTGAGAGAAGTTGGGAACAAACTTTGATGTGCCATAATCTTTATATACATTTGAGTTTGGATCCGCATCAAAAAATGTAAACTGATAAAAATAACAAGTACCAGTTACTCGAAATAAACAAGTTGAATCAACTGTATTGTCTTGAGGACTTGGAACAAACCTTGGACGAATCTTTGTTTTACGAAGATCCATACCAACGATTGATGTGCCACGAGGAATGATAACTCCACCATAAACGGAGTTCATTTTATAAAGATCATTCTCTGGAGAATCAATGTCAAAATCAGAATTTAAAGTAAATTCTGTGAGGTCATTAGAAGATGCACCACTTCTAGTTAACCAATTATTACCAGAAATAGGAGCGTCATGTACAGGAATCCATCCTGGTCTATTGTCGATTACATGTTCGCCAGGATAAACAATGATAGTTGTTCTACTAAATCTATCATTATCAAATCCTTTTTGATATGAGAATCTTGCTGCCTCAATCAGTGCCCTTTGAATTGTTTTAAAAGGTCTAACTAATGAGTTACCTTGGTTTTCAATACTATCTGTAGAGTCTATACTGGAAGGATCGACGTATAGAATATCGCCTCTACTATTTTTCAGAAAATTATCTAAGCGACTAAGACCCATTTTATTACTCTAGGATGGCTACTATGATTTATTTATTCATAGTAAAAACCATAAACAGAGGGTATTATTTTGCTAACATATACTCAACAGTATTTGCAACATCGTTCATAGCATCACGTAAATCAGGTCTTTGACCAGATTCTTGTCTTAAAATAGGTCGGGAATCATCAACAAGGGTCCAACGCCATTGACCCATTTCTTTGCAGTGCCAAAGATTAATTTTCATATGCAGGATTACTCCAATCGTTAGTAAAAGATCTAAGATATTCTATTTTTTCTAACATTTCTTGACTATCAAGAACAAATTCTTCATTAGCAAAATGAAGTTTGCAGTTGTGTTCTAATGCAAGATTCATTATATATGTTCTTCTGGATTTGTCATCAGGTAAAGAAAAAATACTAAACAAAATGATATGATCTAAATTTGTATGTTTTATAGAATACTCTAAAAATGAGTGATTTCTTCCTTCATTATCTCCAGTTTGATGTGGAAATTTATAACCCATCCTAGAACAATACTCCCTAACAGTTAATGTCTGAAAGTATAAATCAATATGTTTGGTTTTAAATCCTTCATATTCTGCATAGGTTACCACATTTTCATGTGGTAAAATTTCAATCTTGCGAGACTGAATATCTGTATCATGCAATCTTCTAAAGTATGCCCCTGGCCATTTTCGATGAGGTTGTCCATCTCTTAGTAATAATCTTACATCAATACTCATTCTAGTTTTTCCAGTTCTATTTGGTACTCCACCATGAATATTTTCTTGAGTAAAAAGTAAAAATGTTCCAGGAGACATATTTACTGGATAACATTCTTGAGTACAAACCTCTTCTAGTTTTTCATGAGACCATTTTTCTTTCTCAGACATACGAGTAATTTCTCTACTCTTATCAATTCCAATAATTTGGAGTGAATTTGTATCAAAAGTTTCTGTAAAAGGTAACCAAACAGTTCTTAATCCGAGACCATTACCAACCCATCTACCTTGATGGAATGGAAGAACAGTCCCATTCTTATCTTGATTGGGAATTGTTGCCCTAATATTACCAAATTTTTGTATAAGAATATCAGTATTTAACTGCGGAACAACATATTCTTCTACCATCCTATCAAATAAAATATAAAAATCAGTATCAACAAGATCTTTAGTTAAATGTTTTACTAGTTCTCCAATAGAATTTGAAGATACATGTTCATGGAGATATTGAAGATCTTTTACTTCTGGGTAATATTTTTGAACTAGAGATAACAAAATATCCCCAAAAGGATATTTGTTCATATCATATTGATTGTGAGTAGCGTCAAATATAAGCATATCTATTCTTAGTCTAAGCCCCCGACTGGATTTGAACCAGCGACCAACGGTTTACAAAACCGTTGCTCTACCACTGAGCTACAAGGGCATTAATAATCATCTAGTTCTGCTAAAACCTCAGGATTTTCTAAATCCATTTCAAAAAAACACGGATGTGCTTCTTCCATTATTAAGTATGCAGAAGCTCTGAATAAATCTTCTGCAGTATATGTAAGGTTATTATTAGCTTCAATAATAGTAGATGGGTCTGCTTCTTCCTCTTCGGTTAAATCATCCCAAGTGAACGGTATAGAATTAACAAAGTACATCATAACAACGTTCTTTATATTTATTTCTGGAGAATGCCAGCAATAAGCTTTGGTGATTCTAAGCTTCATTCTCTACACCGTTTCTTTATATTTAGTTTAAGGAAGGCGGAGAGTTATACTCAATCCCTTTAATATTCCTTCCAGTAGGAGCGGGGGGACTTGAACCCCCACAGGCAATGCCCGACAGATTTTAAGTCTGGTGTGTCTACCGATTCCACCACGCTCCCATAAGAACTTACACCTTGTAAGTGGGTGGATGATACTTCAAATATTCCCTAAAAGTCATTTTCATTTCTTTTTGGGTCATACCACAGTGTTTTGCTGCAGCAGGAAGTGTCATCGTACAATTGAAGAGACCTTTGTTTGCTTCCTTGACATTCTCTGGAGTTGTCTTTACAGGCATTTCAAATAGGTCAATATAAAGTGGTTTTGTTTTCATAAGTATTAAGTTTGTAAATCCCCAATTAAGGGGAAGCGAATGACGGGGATCGAACCCGTGACACCAACTTGGAAGGATGGGATGTTACCGCTACACCACATTCGCAGATGTAATCATTAAGAGATCTAAACTGAGATTTGGGCGACCCCTCAACTGATTACCCTTATATTATAGGGCATTGGTTCTGAGGTGTCAACCCCCCCTACCAAGGTCCACCGTATGCTGGATCATTGGCATAACCAAGAGCCTCATTGAGTTCGGTTAATCTTTCAATATTTTCTTGCAGTTGCCTGTTAAGACCCCAAACTTGCAATTCATATTCTCCTTTTATCTTTTGTGTTGCTGTAGCAATACTATTCTGAGAAGACACTGTACCAATTCCAGAATTATATTGAGATATAAGAGAACTTACATCTACTGCAGGACCAATAATATCAAACACCTTTCCTAACTCAGATCCACCATTTTGAAATAGTCTTGTGCTTACACCAAGTCCAACATTAGAAGATGTAACAGTGACATATCCCTCTCCATTAAATGGATAGTCGGACCCATAATTTCCTCCAGAAATTTTTGGGTAATCATAAGATTTAAGAACATCTGCTGTAATTGTCCCATATGCAATAATTACAGACCCCAATCCAACAATACCTAAAGATGAAGCAGTAGCAGTTCCTACTCCAGATACAACACTTCCATATTGAGAGCTAATATTTGCCGTACTAGAACCATATCTTGTCGTTAATAAACCAGTATTCCCACCAATAGCAACAATTTGGACTTTAATTGCATTTGCAGCATTTACAGTATTTAAACTTTGCTGAGCAGCATTTGCAGATGGTCCATTAAAAGCATCTCTTAAAGAAGAGGCAATAGAAATTCTTTGTGGCAATATTTGATTTTGCCTTAAAAGAGTTTCCTTATCTTCTTGTAATTTAGTTACAACAATTCCCATAAATCATTATATGTATTTTCTATATTTATTGTGAAAGTTGCTCTATTATTAACTGGATATATGAGGAATTGGGAGAACCACTTCCAAAACATAAAAACCAATATTATTGACAAATATTCAACTGATGTATACATCAGTTCTTACAGTTATTCTGAACTTTACATGGGTTCTGATATAGTTCAGATAGATGTAGATGACATAATAAAGAAATATAATCCAAAAAATTATTTGTTTAGAGATAAAGAAACTCTTCCAGAATTTAAATTCAAATCAAATGGATTAGAGATAAATGGAAGAGAATGGTCATATAGAATATTAAGACAATGGTATACAAATTATCTGGGATTACGAATATTTGATCCTAGAGAATATAATATTGTAATTAAATGCAGAGCAGACTTCTCTATAAAAAACTTTCACCTTCAAACAAATAAAGACTTGGTTTTGCCTGTGTGGAAGGTTCATCCAGGTCCATGCAATCCAGAAGATTCATATGTGGATTACTTTGCACATGGAAATGGATATTGGATGAAAAAATATCTTAAATTGTATGAAAAAACAAAAGAGATGCATGATAATGATTGGGGTGATGTCTCCTTGGGAGAAACCCTAATCAAATCATACATCGATAGGTATATTGGTTCTGAACATATCACATTAGATTATGATATGGATTGGAAGATGAGAGATGAACCTTGGATGTCTGAGGTCCAGAACATTTATAAAAAACACGACCCTCTCAAAGTTGTAACCATTGAGAAGGATGTGTAGAACCCTGATGGTAATCTGGATTTTGTGGTTTTAAAGTAACACGAATATCACCAGGAATCACAAGACGTTCACCCTTTCTCTCAGTAAACTTTTGAGTAAAGTGCCCAATTTTACTTGGAAAAATTACTACACTACCCTCGATAGGGGTAATACTATAAACATTACAATTATAACGATTATATCCAGTGATTAAATTCTTTTGTAGTGCCTCAGTGAACATATCACCAACACATTCATTAGGATTTTTTTCTTGTGCTACGCAAAATTTATCAGAAGTCTCATCAGTTTTAACATAATAAACAAAACTCAAATCTGATGCATTATGATTATGGGGTTTAATTGATGGTGTATCATCATCTTTATGGTATCCAACCCAAGACTTGATGATATGATAATCAAGTTTTGAATAGTCCACATTAAGATATCCAAAATAATTATCTACATGACTGCGAAGTTCTTCAAAAAATGGACGATAAATCTCATTTTGGTGTGCAAAAATCCTACCAGAATACTCTGGACTTTCGTTTTGATAACCATCAAACCAATAATCACGAAGTTCTTCCAAGTAAATCTTAATTTTATCCTGGGACTCCACCATTCCCTGATAAACAATCAGAGGGAATGCTTCATGTACTCGGTGCATTACTTACCGTTAATATTGTACTCTCTATTATCACCTGGATAGTCTGCTGGTGTCAAGCCACGATACTCAGAAATATTTTTGGTGGTGTCAATCCGTTCACCAAAAACAACATAATCACAATTAATAGCAGTTCCTGCATTATTCTTAACGTATATTCTATCTCCCCATTCAATCCTATCAACAAACAATTCTTGCCAGTGTCCATTAGGAGTTAAATTGATAACTAAAGTTTCCATATCAACAAAATCTTTCCAATAATCTGGCAATTGGATGTAAGACTCATTGACAAGTTTACCTTTTAAATAAACATCTGCAGTAGGACCTTCAAGACAAATATATCTGAGACGATGGTCTTGTTTAGTTGGATGTTGAATATCAAAAGATTTCTTAGCATCCCAAACAGCAGCTTTTGCATTTAAAGACCCGACAGATGCTGTTTTAACGTCTTGTCCCTGAACAAGAGCATCTGCTTTTAGGTTACCAACTTTAACATTATAATGTATCCAAGGGGTACATGCTTCTACTGGATAATCTGGGTCACCAGTTGTTGACTTCAAAATATAATCATATTTTGAAGAAAATGGTCCTGTAATACCCTCGTCTTTACAATTTGATTTATTCGTATTCTTTAAAATAAACTTTTCATCTGCCATAATTACCTCTTCGTATCATAGTGATATCCAGATACAGAATACTCATCATTATTACCAGGATAATCTGCAGGAGTTTGACCTTGATATTCTGGTATCAATCTCTCACCATCTTTGCGTTCACCAAAAACATGATAATGACAATCAATTGGTTTTGCAGCGTGAAGATATATTTTATTATCTTCTATCTTCTGAACAATAATACTTTGATGAGATCCAACTGGAGTAATAGAAACTGTAATTGAATCAACATCTACCAATTCTCTCCAATAATCTGGAAGATCAATTATATTTAAATTCTTTAATTTACCTCTTATGTATACATCATTAGATGGGCCTTCTGGGCAAGTGTGGCGAAGTCTCCATCCATCTTTTGTAGGATGAGGGATATCAAAATTCTTTTTAGCGGAAAGAATATGTCCACCACAACGAGACATAACCTCACCTTGAGTAATTAAATTGCCACCAACATTTACATTAGCGTTTGTATCAACAACGCCTAAAAATGCAGTTGATCCAGTAACAGCAAGAGAATATGGATTATTAATTCCTGTACACAATGCCCCAGGTATTAATGGTGGTTTAAACAAATCAGAATTATTGCATTTTCCAATCATTACTGTAGCAGTAAGGAATGATGGAATTGCGCCAAAAACAGAAGGACCTTCCATAAATGAACCACCTCTAATTTGAAGCGGTCCTTTACCCAAAACAAGGGAAGGATCTCCTACACCAACATATAATGTTTTTTTAACTTCTAAATCAGGTACTTTCATTAAATAAATCCTCCACCTTTTTGTTGTTCCTCAAAATCAGATATACCTTTAGATTTTTTCAATGTTGTACAAGAATCTGCACAATCAATCAATCCACCATAAAAGTTTAGTGTTCCATTACCAACTATTTCCATTACGCCAGAAGAAAGGAATTTTGCTACAGAATCTCCATTTACTTCTATATTTTTTGATCTAATATTAATTTTTTCATTTGATTCAATATTAATATATCCACTTTTATTGCCACTACCATTAGCAATCATATCAATATTTTTAGCTTCAAACCTAATTCTGCCTAAAGGAGCAGCAATAACAATATCACCATCAGAAGCTCTTAAAATAAAAGAAGTATTATCTACTGGTTTTTCACCACACATAATTTGATAAACACCAGGACAACGATTAATCGTAGATCCCGTCATTTTTCCAGAAGACATAAACATCATATAATGTTCTGATGGTTGTCCAGGATGACCATTTCTCAACATAACACCAGCATAGGTGTTATTCATATTAATATGACCTAGTTTTAAATGCCCGTAATTGCTTCCCAATTCTATTGGGTTATGAAGTTGTGGTTTTCCCATTAATCAACTCTTCCTACACAATCGACAATTCTGATAACTTTAAACTTTTGCTCATCTGTTAATGTCCCTTCGGTGTCATCCCCAATTCTTCTTACACAAAAAACTGGTGTAATAACAGCATTATATCCTGTCTCAGATTTAATGTAAATCTCTGGTCTTTCTACAAATCCATTTCCAGAATTAATAATTCTCAAAGAGGTTAAAACACCAAATGGTCCAAATGTAGCTTCAATTTCTGCACCAGAATTTGGTTCAATAACAACTTTATCTCCTGAAGAATAGTTAATTCCAGCATTTTCAATAACCAAATCACAAATATACAAGATTGCTGGATAACTTCCAATATTAATTACTGGGAATGCATCAAGTTCTGTTGCACCATTAGTACCTGTTCCAGGTATTGCTGTGATTCCAGTAGCATTTCCAATTTGATTTTCTGGAGGCAACCCAGCATCATTTTGATTATCACCACCAAATCCAGGAGGAGTAAGTCCAATCACAGGCGCTACACCTTCCAATATTTGCTTATCTTCTGGTCTAATTACAACATCACCTTCTCTTTGAGGAATTTCTGTTCCTGGTGGATATTGTTCCCATCTTCCATCGGGAGTCCTAATCACAGTATTTTCAGCTGGTGCCCAGACCCTACCATCACCACCCAAATCTCCATTAGGTCTTGTTGGATAATCTGCTCCAGGACTAGGAACAGCAACATTAACAACTTGATAAGTTGGTTGTCCAGTATTTGGATCTGTTCCTCCATCTGGTGCAATAATTGGAGTTGCATACGCCCCAGAACCTTTACCACAATTATCACTAATGTCTATAAAAGGAGCTTTAGTATAACCAGATCCCCCAGCAATAATATCAACTCCTAAAATGTCTCCTGTTGCACTTAGGATTGCATTTCCTCTTGCACCACTTCCACCACCACCCCAAAAAGTAACAGTTGGAGGACCACAAAAAACAGGACCAACATTACACCCACTTGTTGCACTAATTGCACTATTAATTAATCCACTAAAATCAACTGCTGCTGCAATAGTATCAACTACACCAGTCGCACTACCAACCAATCCACTAACTTGAGATGCTATTCCTTGAGCAGAATTAATAATGGAATTAATATCAAAAATTGCTGCTGGTTTCCCACCTTCAAAAATATTCCATTCTTTTGTTTCTGGACACTCCTGTTCTTCTTCACAAGCAAAAAATCCAGCCAATGCTTTTAAAAGATTTAAAATTGAATTAGCAATACTGAATGCTCCTCCAATTAAACCAGATACAGAACTAATAATAGAATCAACAGCACCTGCGATTCTTCCAATTGTATTTCCTAATAAGTCGGCAACAAAATTTTGAACAGCACAAGCAGGAACATTGATATAACGATTAAAGATTTGATTAAGAAAATTACCAATCATCTTAAAAAGATTTGAAATCAATTTATTAAATAGACAAGTAATCAACTCCATGAGGGCATCATGCCCTTTTTTGGCTTTGTCTCTATCGGGTGGATTTATATTCTCATATAATTTTTTAGTTTCTTTATTAATTTTCTCTTCGACAAATTTACGGATTTCTTTAAATACCCATTTTAAACCTTCAGCAATAAACTCTTGTGCTTTTTGAGTTTTTTCCTGAATCCATTTTTGCTTATCAGAAATCCATCCTTGAGCAGAAGATTCCCACTCTGATAATTGTTTTTGAGCCTTTTCAATCTTTTGAATCAACTCCTGCATAGACTTCATAATTCCAGTTAATGGAATTTTTTCACAGTCTGTAGGGGATGCAACACCAAAAGTATATTCTTGAACAACAGATTTATCGCTTATTCCCCAAAGGTTTGCATTAAATGTTGTTTCTAGTGGAAGACCTTTTACTAATGGAACATTAAAAGCTGCTACAATATCTTTTTCTCCATACCCACTATAAGATTCAAATCCATTCTGACCTTGAGTTCTTTTAATAGGAACTTCTTCGTTATTCCCTAAAGTACCTAAAATTATAGGATTATTTAATTTTGAAATATCTCCCCAAATACCATAAACTCTAGACCCCTGAGTTATTCCACCAATTAAACCAGCTCCTTGATGACCACTTCCAGCAGACCCCATTCTAACCTCTGCCCATGGAAGTTGATCATCTGGGAGAAGTTTTTTATCAGCTGGATGAACATTTTGTATCCTGACTTTTACTCTTTTTCCCCAATTTTCAAGTTGTTTAGGATTTGTAATTCCTTTTTCTTGAGAATCAGTGCTCCATGTTTCTCTTGGCGCAACAATACCTTCCCACCAATATTTTACAAGTGGATCTTTAAGAAAGTTGTAAGGTACATCTAAAGCAGCAGAATGTGAAAATGTCATCTATTCAATCATCATATACTTTACATTCTAATGCATGTGGATGAGAGTCACAATATAATTCCAATGATGTAGGATCATGGTCATCTTCTGGGTGACGTTGTTGATATGCCTCTAGATCCCTCAATTCTTCCTCAGTATGGCGACGCCTTTGTGGAGAAATAGTAGGATCATCAAGAATCATTTTATCATTGTCAATATGTTGTTGAATGTTATCCATTTAATTAACCTATCTTGGTTTTCTACCGTAAGAATCTCTAACTAATGTCATTTTAGTTAAACATGCCTTAGGTGTCAAGTAATGACATATATCTGATATGATATATATGCCACTTAATTCTTTATTTGCTATCATTTCTTTCTTTCCAGATTGCTCTGGAAAATCACAATGTACAATTTGACCTGCCCTTAAACTAAAATCTCCTGGGATACTTATCTCAACAGACAAAGTAAACAGTTTATTATAAGTCATTCCAGATTGAACTATTGTTCTTGCTGACTCCAAATTTTCTTCCTTTCTTTTTTCAAGTTGCCTTCCTTTATTTCCAGATGGCGTTTGTCCTACATCCATTCTATGGCTATACCTTCTAGTATATTCACCATAAACACTAAAGTCTGAAGAAATTTTGGGGAATTCTTGCCCACCTCTTGGTTTTTGATCCTCATTACCAACTTCTTTTGCTTTTGGACTAAAGGATTGTGTATATGGATTAAAAGTTTCTAGTCTGCCACCATATGCTCCAGAATCCAAATTCTTTTGAACATCTATTGTTTTTAACGATTTATAGTTAATAATTTTAGAATCATATCCTTGTGGTAATAATGTTGAATCGTTGTAGATGAATTTTTTCTTAGGACTTCCAGCAAATAATTTATCAATCGCTCTAAAATTAAATCCATCATAAGTTTCAAAGATTAGATATCCAGCAGAAGACTTCGCTCCTTGAGGAACTCCCATTGTTCCAACTTCCGCTATCAAATCAAATGGTTTTTTACCAGACCCATAAAAATTATATTTGTTTTCTGTAGGGTCACTTATAATATTTTTTTTAGTTTTTAAAATTTCTTTTAAAATAATACTAACTGATTGTGAGATTTCACCATCAAATCTCTGATATACTTCTGACTTTAAAAAATCATTTGCTAAAATTTCTTTTGAGCAAAGATCAATTGTATAAATCATCTGCTCAGATGATGATAATATATTTGAAATTTTGCTAATGTAAAGTGCGTTATTTCCAGTAAATTTTAATGTGTTGTTATCATTATCATTAAAAGTTACTTCAACCCTTTCAAATCCAGATAATTTAAGTTTATATAAAATTGCAATATCATCAGATTTTCCTTCATTATGTCCAGAATCCAAAACTATCAAAGAAAATCTAACAGAATTATCCAATATACTTTCAAAATATGAAAAATCCACAATACCGCCAGATATATCAGCAGTCCCACTGCCTCTATTAGAATGAATGAGACATTTTGATATATTACCTGATTCTGCTTTTGTATTTGGAGTATTACCAGCCATTTTTGAAAGTTATATTTACTATTTAACCAACTTCTACAATAAAAATATGAGTTGTCCCATCAGTATCATATGAAGCACGTTGGTTTAATGCCGCAATATTACCAGAATTTGGTCTATTTGTTGATATTGACGCTTGTGTTCCAAAAGCAGATGGGTGATTTTTTTTAACGGCATCATAATATGCTTTATCAACAGGTTTTCCATTTTTAAAATATTTTCCACCTTCCCTTTCAGTGTAAGTTGTACCCCCAACATTGCTAGAACGTATCACTCTTCCCAACTGTGCTGGTTGAGATCTTGGTGGTTGAGATGAAGTTCCTATTCCCAGAACTCTTCTGACTTCCGCACTAAATTGTTTTTCCCCTGAAGAATTATCTGAATATCCTTTTTGAACTCCACCACCACTAGGTTTATAAAGAGGAACATCAATTGCAAGATTTGAACCATGATAACCACGGTCTCCAGGTCTATATTCACTACCAATCTCAAATCCAGCTGCTCTTAATGCTGATTTTGCTCTCTCTTTATCCGCTTCTGTTCTAAATGCAATATGTTCATGATATTTAAGTCCCCCGTGACCACCTGGGTCATAATTTGACCCTTGAGTAGAATCACCAGTAATATATTCAACAGCATTAAAAAGTCCAGGTGTTGGTGGTTTATATCCAGATGAACTAGCTGTAGGATAAACAACAACCTGACCAGATCTGCGTCCAATATCAGGATTTCTTCCTGTTATATCAGCAATAAATTGTTTATTTAGATTCTCGTGTGCATTATTTGGATCATAAGCATTACCTTTAACTGGTTTGCTATGAGCACCTCTTTCAAATTTATTATAAAAAATACTTGCCGCTTCTTCTGGACTTGAGGCAGACTTTAATTCTCCAGCGATTCCATGATTGTTAATATCTATTGCAATATATTGTGCCTGAACATTTCTATTATAGGGGTCTAATCCTCTATCTTGCGCCCATTTTACAAATTTAGGCCATCTATGATTCCTATCCCATTGAACCATTCCTTCATAACTAGGATTATCAGGGGTTGCAGTTCTATACCCACTCTCTCGTCTTATATTTGCAACAATACCAATTGCTGCATTTTTTCCATAAATTGCTGCAAAATAATCTAACAAGTCCGCTTCTATTTGGGCATTAGACCCACCACGAAGTCTTGCTCCAGGGGCACCTCCTCCAGGTTGAGTTGGATCTGTACGAGGAGTGGTTTTAATATTTAAAATAGCATTTAATACACTTAAATCTCTAGAAAGAGCATTTTCAATACCCTTCATCAATCCAAGTATAGATTCATTCTTTCGTTTTATATCTCTATTATCACTTAAAACTTCACCACCAGATGATAATGCTTGAATTGCTCTTGCAATTTCATTAGATATAGAATTGGAAGATGAATCTTGTACAGAAGCAAACAAACTCGCAAATGCTTTTGCAACATTTCTTTGACTTGTTTTAGATGGTCTATGTCCCAACATTAAATCAATACCCATTGACATAATCTTAGAAAAAACTGATGTCTTGGGTTGTTTTAATTTTTCAGCAGCAGATACTAAATTACGAACTGGTTGTTTATTAAAATCTGTTGTAGCATATAAATCTTTTATTTTTTTCTGACCAGTTGTTAATCCTGGTGTAGTTTTATCAACTTTTAATTTTGTAATTGGTACTGCTTTACTTTTTTTCTTTTTTCCATATTTTAATCCTGGATCACGTCTACTTTTATCTCCTACTCTACCACCTCTTGCTCTGCCTTCAATCTTATCTGGAGACGATTTTGTAATTACATTATAAAGACTAGCTCCAATTTGGTCGCCAATCAATCCACCAATAATTCCACCAATTGTAGCACCAGCAGCTCCTCCAATTAAATTACCAACTACTGGAACCACAGATCCAGCAACAGTTCCAACAGTTCCACCCAACCAAGCACCAAGAGCCTGTCCAACACCAGCACCTACTGCACCTGCTGCAGCTTTACCTAGAGGTTCTTTAAAAACTAAAGACCTAATACCAAAATCAATTAGTGGTCCTACAATTGGAATTCTTCCAGCAATTCTTCCAACATTTTTACCAGCAATTTTAGTCGCTCCACGCTGAACTAATCTTTGGTCTAGTCCTTGAGTAGGTCTGGGTGTTTGACCCCTAAGTTTTCTTAAATTCCTATTACCAAATCTATCTCCATATTGATTATCACCAAACCTTCTTCTATATCTCTCTTGTGTTCTTGCATTAACCCTTCTACCAGACCTATCAAAACCTCGTCTTTCTGGTCCCTTAAATCTTTTATCTTTAAGTGGGTCTTCGCCACCCATAGATGCCATTCCCGCAATAATTGCGAGATTCATAAACTTAGTAAAAGTACTTGTAAACTCAGTAAACTTTTTCTCACCATCATCACCAAATAATTCTTTAATTTTAGATTGAGCCCCATCTACAAGTTTATATCCAAGATCTATTGTCGTAACAAACTTATCAAACATTCCTTTAACAAAATCTTCTATAAATGCAGTTACTGGTTTTATATAATCCAAAAACTCAACCAACTTTGGCAGTAATCTGAATATTCTTAAGACTAAAAATCCTGTAAAGATAGTTCCCAAAAACTGCTTTATTCTATCAATAATACTCATTCCTGGGATAGGAATATTTGGTAGTCCTGGTCCCCTTTTCTTTTCTTTTTTTTGTTCTAACTTATCTTCTTGTTCTTTTCTCTTTTTATTTTCATCTTGTTTTGCACGAAGTTGTACTTTTTTAACGTTAATTTTAATTGTTTTCTTAAGTATATCTTCTATCTTAACTACTTTTTCACGTATAACTTTAATATCTTCAACAACTTGCCTTTCAGGATCGGACAAATCTTCATTATTAATTTGTTGCGATAAATCTACAGTTTGCTTATATTCTGTATTCTTAACAGGGACCAAAAACATTTTTGGTTGAGAAACCTTTGCAACCCTTCCACCTTCATCTGATGCATTTAATAATTTTTTAGCGTCAATAAATGCCATCTTATGCTATCCCTCTTATACCATAAGTCATTATATTTTTAGTACGAGTTGTACTATTGTAAGTTCCAGGGAAAGATGTATCAAGGTCACGAGAACCAACCCCATGTTGTGCTTTAATTTGTTTTTTAGCTTTATTAATTGTTGTAGAAGTAATTTCAATTCTTCTTGTTGGTGGTGAAATATTTGATGCAACTTCAATGTTTTTATTTGGTAGAACTCTAGATTGTGGTCCAATAACTGGTTGTCCACGGAGATTTACATATCCATCTGGTTCATATCCCATTTGTCTCATCATTATTTCTTGGCGTCTTGCGGCACCTTTTATAGTCTGAACATTTTTTCCAAAATTTTTAAACGCCCCACCAACAAATGAACCAGATTGTATTGGTCTTGGTTTTGGAAAACTTACCTGAACTGGGTCATAAGGACTCCAATCTCGTATCATACCTGCTGCCGAAGGAGATTGATTATATCTCTGAACCTGTTGTGGTGAGAATTGCTTTCCAGGAATTTGTGGAAGTCTAACTCGATTAAGATTTAATCCAAGAAATTTATTCCGATATCCCATATCAGCGTATCTTGGTGCCATTACTCTACCAGTTCCAGGCAGTCCAAGATTTCCCAAAAAGTCCAAAGCATTGCCAATAAGACCACCACCAGATGCAAGTTGAATATTATTAACCATTTTAGGAACGTTGGTTCCTCCGCCAGATTTGTTTAATCTTAAGAAAAAGTTTGCTCCATACTTATTAACTGCCTCTTTTGAAATAACAATTTCTCCAGGTCTTGCTGCAATCAATTGTGTATCTTTTCCTGCTCCCGTTATCCTTTGTCCAGAATCTTCAGTTACTTGTGCTCCCCCAGCAAATGCATCTGCTTTTATCGGTTCTTCTTTTACTCTACGAGATAAAATTCTACCACCACCACTTGCGCCTTGAAGAGACCCAAATTGAGTTGTTGGTCCCAAATTACCCACACTAGGGGTTTTATCACCCATAGTATCAGTTCCCTGAACTCCTAAACCTTCTCCTCTTTGTGCTCTTGCTTTATTATCTGCTTGAACAGATGCTGCTTGACGTTGCCCAGTAACCTCATTTGCGGCAATTGCCAATCCAGTGACTGCTAAAGCACCAGCAACATATGGATTTTTCTTTAAAAAGTTCAACAGCATAGGAATTCCCTTCCTTGCCATTGTAAATGTTAATTTGGTTAAAGTACCAATGACTGTTCTAATTAATTTACCAGCAGAAGTTCCAAATAGTAAAAATCCAGCAAGTAAAGCAGGCCACCAATCTTTTATAAATCGAAGAATTGTATCTACTTTATTTTTGTTTTCTGGATTTGCAAACCACCTAAACAATTTTAATACCAAATGTCCAACAAGAACCGTGGTTAAAAATTGAATAATTTTATCTAAAAGACTCTGCACTGGTGATAACATTTTTTTAGCAAGTGCTAAAGCTGCTTTTCCACCTTTTTCTAACAGATTTTCCTTATCTTGTCTCTTCTTCCCTTCCTTTAGTCTCCTATCTTTCTCTAACTCCTTTCTAATCATAGAAATTTGTTGAGACATTAAATCTGCAATAGACTCAACAGTTTTTCTAATCGCAGCAATATCATCAGCAATTGCTGCAAGACCAACTAATTTTTTATCACCTTCTTCTTTTTCTGGAAATGCTACTTTTTGAGCAACAAAAAATGAACCTGTTCTAATTGCTAAAGGACCTCCACCAAATCCTCCAGTATTAACAGTTTTTCTTTTAATTCTAAATCTACCAACTTTACCCTTTACTCGCTTCCACTCATTTGTTAACAACTCTGCTTCTTCTGTTGGTATATTATTACCCGTCATTCTAGCAGCAGCCATTCTCTCCCTTAATAAAGAGAGGTATGTTGCATAATCAATGTCGAAGACATTATCGATCCCTAATAATTTTAATACCCTTTCATCAATATCTTCATCAACAAGGTCTTCTTCATTAACACCTTCATATAATCTTTCTTTACCTGGGGGTTCTTGTTGTGAACCATTAGTTTTATCAGTAGGAACTAATGCACCAGTATCCTTTTCTTTTGGTAATTTTTTCTTAGTTCCTAGATTTTCTACATAATATTCCCACAAGTATAAAATATAACTATTAAACGACTCCCATTCTTTTGAATTTTGTGGTCTAGCATATTTTGGTGACGGATAATCTTTTGTAGATTTGTCCCAAGCACTTAAAAAGATATCTTTAACTCTATCTGCATTTACATTATATGTGTTTGCAATCAAAAATTTAGCAAAGTCCATTCTTTCTGCAAGAATGGATCTCCACAGTCCACGCTTTGCCTGAACAGAAGAATAAGATATAAACTTTTCTACATACTTGGGTTTATCCGCCATTTTGTTGTTGCTTTAATTTCTCTTCTTCTAAGTGAGCCTTCAACAGAGCAACATAAACATCTCGCTCCCATGGCATTAGATTTTCAATTTCAGTTAATGAATATTTATGATACTGCATTAACGCAAAATTTAATTTATAATAATTCTCCAAGTCCATGTGAGAGAGGGCTATGCGAAAAAACTTGATAGTCCCTCCAGAACTACAGTACTTTCAACTCCAGTTTTAGGATTCTTAACTGCAATTTCATGAGATAATTTTGGCATAGTCTCAAAGAACTTTTCAATTTGTTTAAATTGAGATGAATTCATTTGATCTAAAAACTCAACAACTTCTTTTTTAGTTAAATCTGAAGTTGCCCAGGATTCCTCTTCGGTATAAATTTGATCAATACAAGTAGCAATAAGGTCAAAAGATTGTTCAACTGTACCACCAGAGGCAAAATCAAAATTATTTTTAATAAATTGGTCTAATGATGGATACTTCATTTCCATCATAATACTATCATCAACTTTAATTTGTTTATTATGTTCTTCGTTCTTTTTAACACTAATATCATCAATATTAATTTTAACTGGCACTAATGTTTCTTCATCATCTGGACAAATCACATTAACTTCTAAATCTTCACCTACAGACTTTCCTCTAATATTAAGAAATAAATATTCAATATCAAATGTAGGCAATTCTTCTACTTTAATGCTTTTTGTTAAAACACAGTTTTTAATTACGGTTTTGATTGCCGTAGTAATTTGCTTAGTATCTTCACTTTCTAAAGCAAGAACAAGAAGTTTTTCCTCTCTTACCAAAAAAGGTCTATATTGAATTGTTTTACCAGTTGATGGCAATTCAAGTTCATAAGTTGGTGTAGATATCTTAGGTAAAGGCATGATATTCTGATATAAGTTTCAGTATGTTTATTTATCAGGCATTTCCGCCCCCAGTTGTTGTTCTATTATTAGTAGTTCCCCAATTTGAACCAAATCCCCTTAAATTAAATGGTTGCGTTCTAGAGTCATTACTAATATTTCTTTGCAATTCTTGCGATCTTAACTCTGAAGTAACATTATTTTGGGGATTTAATGTGCCAAGAGCACCAGCAGAAGGAACTTCTGGGTTACCTGGAGAGTTTTGATTGCGTTCTTGATTAGCAGATGTTGCTGTTAGTTGCCTATCCACATAATAACGACTGTAAGTAAAAGATACTGTTACTTTTAATAGATCAGACGCATCATAGGATACTGGAATGGAATTTATTGATTTAGGATAAGCATCAACAAAGTTGTAAATCAAAAGAGGTACACCTCCTACAGAAAATCTACTACCTAAATTTTTCTCAAATTTAACCACTTGAAGTGTACCTTTATATTCAGAAGGATACCTTGCTCTAGCATAAAAGGTACTTTGATTCAATCTAGAACTATCCTCTCTAACAATATATCTAAGCCATGCATCAAAGAATCTAATTTGCTGATAATTACTATCCTGAGTTACTAAAAAAGTAAAGTCTATTGTATCATCATACAATCTTCTATAGGCATGTTTTTCAGTAACTCCCATATAGTCAAGAGTTTCTATTGTAGCAAGACTAGACCCTGGAAGATTTGCTTCTGTGCATGTCAGTTCCATCAATGACAAATCGTAAATAATTCCAAATTCAGATCTTATATAATTTGCTAAAGTTGGTTCTCCGTCATTATTTCCTTGAGAAGACCCTTGAGGGGGATATATCATAACTGAATAATGAGAAGTTAAAGCAGGATTAAGAATCCTACTCTTCAAAGTATTCATCGTAACTCCAGAAGATATTGGAGGCGTTGCCATCTAAATAAAGTTAACTGTTTATATTATATGTAGTACACTTAATGAACGAAAGTATAAAGAGCAAGTACAAACCATCCTATCCCCAAAAATATAAAGGAAATCCCAACAATATTATTTGCAGAAGCAGTTGGGAACGAAAATTTTGTGCTTGGTGTGATTTGAATGAAAATATAATTGAATGGGCAAGCGAAGAATTTTATATCCCTTACATATCACCATTAGATAAAAAAATTCATCGATACTTTCCAGATTTTATTATAAAAGTAAAAGAATCGACAGGACATATTAAAACTTACGTAGTTGAAGTGAAACCAAAGAGACAGACAGTTCCACCAACAAGAAAGTCAAGGGTTACAAAATCTTTTATTTACGAAGCAAAAACATATGAAGTAAATAAAGCAAAATGGAGAGCTGCAGAAGAATGGTGTAAAGACCGAAGATTAGAGTTTAAAATTATTACAGAAGACGAACTAGGAATCAAGTAATGTCTAAAAAAACTCTTTTTGAGGAACTAAAAGAAGAAGTAGAAGTAGAAGAAGGTAGATCACCTTTCTTTTATAGAAGAGCATTTCGCAGATTAACAAGACAATATTTGAATAATCCCAAAAAATTTATTCTAGATGAGAGAAGAGATTCTGCTCAGGAAGACCCTGAAGATCAAGACGAAAATTTATTAAGAAGAGTTCCTCGTCAAGGTCACATTTATATGTTTGAATATAACCCACCATTTAAAAAAGATGTTAAGGTATTTGATCCATTTCCTTTAGTATATGTAATATCTTTTGATGGAAAATCTTTTATGGGATGTAATTTACATTACATTCACCCAATCAAAAGAAAGATGGTTCTTGACAATCTAAAAGATGGAAAATTAACATTACCTTATAGTTCAATATCTAAATATATAATAAGTCAAATTGATGGACTACTTTTAGATATTGCATTTAATGAGTGGACTGTCGCCGCCAACTTACCTATAGAAGGATTTGTTTCTATTACAAAAGGTGAGCAAAAAGATTTAATGTTAGAAGATATTTGGAAACAAACTAACAAATCTTTTAGGAATATGTTGCGGGGATCAAGAATATATAAAAGTTATGGTCAAAACGATCAGGATTTTAAAGGAAAGTAAAAATGTCTAGAGCTACAAGACAACCAGGTTCAGTCATATCGAATACTAATCCAGCTCTAGCTAATTCTGACGTTATAATTGGCGGAACTCAAAGATTACAATATCAAGGTCAACTAGACACAAATCAAAATTATAGAGTAGTTTATGTTCCATCAACCAGAGAAACAATAGTCGTATTGCAGACATTCAATCCTCTTGGTGCTGCAAACACACTAGATGCTAATCAAAGAATAGCTACTTTAGGTCCAAATAATAGATGGATTCCTTCAGAATATGCAAACACTTTAGGTGGACAACCTTTAGTAGATGCAATAAACCGTAATGGCACAACTGCAAATAATTTTACACAGTCGGCAAGAATTGCCATAAATCAAGACTCTGTAGATAGAACTGGAAGACAATTAACTTCCCAACAAATGTCTACAGCTCAAACTTCTGCTAATTCCAAATCACCATCATTAACAACCAATTCAAATGTTTTAGGTTCCTCTGCAACAGGTGCTCAACAGCAGCAACAACCACCACAGCAAGGTAATTCAACTCAACCAGATGGAACAGTACCTCCAGGTGGAACTCCACCAGACCCTCAACAACAAACAACAGATGCTCGTGGGTCTGGTAGTGTAGTTGGAAACAGATCTGCTGCAGCAGATGCGGTGTCTACCGTAGTGAGCATAGATTCTTTAACTGGTTCTGGGCAAGCAGCAACAGGAGGAGCAGGTGCAATAGAGTATCCATTAGCTTTTCCACCTAATATGGATTATATTAAATTTACTGAAAAAAATTACGGGAAGAAAACATTTAGTTCAGAAAATCTATCTTTTAATTCAAGAGCAAATACTGCAACTGGTAATAGTGTTAAATTACCAATACAAACTGGAATTAGTGATGCCAATACTGTTGGATGGAATGAAGAAACATTTAATCCTGCTCAGATAGCTGGTTCTCAATTAGCAATTGGTGGAATACGTGATGGTATGGATGGATTTGTTGGTCAGATTGGAAATGTTGTTGATAAAATGAAAAGTGCAAATACAGATATTGAAAAAGCAATCATTGCATACTTTACCGAACAAGCAGTAGGTGTTCAAATTTTACCTAAGATTGGTGGTGCAATTTTTAACCCAAATACAGAATTATTATTCCAAGGACCTCAATTAAGATCATTTAATTTCTCATTTAGATTTACTCCAAGGTCAAAAGACGAGAGTATAAGAGTGAAGCAAATATTAAGATTTTTTAAATCAAGTATGGCAGCACAAACCTCAGAAAAAGAATTATTCTTAAAAGCACCAAGAGTTTTTGGGATAGAGTTTTATCATGGAGGAAGTGGAAAACAACATTCTGGTATAGGTAAGATAAAAGATTGTGCATTACAGGCATGTAATGTTGATTACACACCAGATGGAAGTTACATGTCTTTTAAAGACGGTGGTATGGTTTCTTATACTGTGAATTTACAATTCATGGAGCTAGAACCAATTTATGCTAAAGACTATAACGAATCAGACAACCACCCAATAGGATATTGATAAGATGACGCAAGAATATTTTAAAAAAGTACCTAATTTTGAATACATTTCTAGAGGATTAAATAAAAATTCTCTATCAGATTATACTACTGTCAAGAATTTGTTCAAAAGAGCAAAAATAAGAGATGATATTTTTAAAAATGTCTCCTACTTTCAAAAGTATACTATAATTGGAGAAGAGAGACCCGATCAAGTAGCTGATAAATTTTACAATGACCCCACATTAGATTGGTTAGTTTTATTGGCGAATAACGTCAATAATGTTTATGATGAGTGGCCAAAGACACAATATGCATTCAATGACTATGTTCTACAAAAATACGGAAGTTACGAAAATTTATATTCTGGAATTCATCATTATGAAACTTCTGAGGTTAGGACAAGAGAAGGGTACATAATTGTAGAAGGTGGAAAAGAAGTCAATGAAGGATTTTTCAAAGCACCAGAATATGAAATAGAGCTAGACCCTAACGTTCAATTACCATCGGTTATTCCTGGTATTTTTGCAGCAGGATCAGCATCGGTTGATGCAGTCTCAGGAACAGTTACTCAACTAGCGATTACAAATCCTGGGGCAGGATATACTGGAATTGGATCTGTAACAATTACTCCACCACCAAATCCAAGAAAAGGTACAATATCTGTAGAACTTAATAATCCACCAGATGATAGAGAAGTTGGTTTAATTACAATTATTGATAATGGAACTGGTTATACGTTCCAACCACAAATTACATTTAGTCCTCCACCACCTACAATTACAGCAACATTAACACCTGTTATTGGTGCTGGAGGAACTATAAGATCTATAACGATTAGTAATCCTGGAGATGGATATACTTTTACACCAATAGTTACAATAGATCCACCTCCAGATGTTATCAGTAGTGCATTGTTTATTACCGATTCAAACTTTACAGTAGAAGATGGATTTGAAGGATTCTTTATGGATGCTCTAGGTGTAAGAATATACACATGTCACGGAGCAAATACTTATACTAGTGGAGTTATTGAGCATTATGAATTATCATCACCTTACAATATAGCAAGTGGGACTAAGATTGCAACTCGAACTCTAAATTTTGGTGGAGTATCCTTCATATATCTAACTGGTATTGAATTTAAACCAGATGGATCGAGAATGTATGTCTCTGGTTTAACTGGATCTGGTTTTAAAATTGCACAATATGATTTATCAACAGATTGGGATATAAGCACAGCAACTGTAGCTGGTGCGATTAGTATGCCCACATCATCAGGAATTAGAATGCAGGATGATGGGTTTTACTTGTATATTATTGAAACTCAAGATCCAGATACAATCAAAAAATACGAATTACTTGTAGACTGGAATATTACAACATTAAAACCATTACCAACACAACAAGTTAACATACAATCATTAACTGGAGAAACTTCTGTACGTGGTTTTGCGTTTAAAGACGATGGAACAAAATTATATGTCTCTGGAACAGATACAAAACAAATGCACGTATTAGAATTAGGTGCAAATTGGGATTTAGATAGTTTTACACTACTAGGTTCTCGTAATATTCAAACGGATAGTGGTGACACAATTCCTATGGATGCGTATGCTAATCCAACAGAGACACTATTCATCGTTGGTGGTTCTAGTAATAGAAAATTATACCGTTATAGTACAGACATTACTGCAACAGCAACTGCAACTGTGGGTGTTGGAACTACAACAACAGAAAAAATTGTCAATATCACGGTTACAAAAGCTGGAGCAGGATACACTACAAGTAATCCACCGAACATTTTTATTCAATCACCAATTCCACACAGAACAGCAACTGGTTATGTTTTAATTAAAAATGGTGGTGTTGATGAAGTCATTATGGTAGACCGTGGTTATAACTACAGAACCCCTCCAACTGCTGTAATTGAAAATCCATTGCCACCAATTACAGCAAAAGCAGTTGTAAAAACAGAATCTGGTGAGGTTAAAGAAATAACATTAACAAATCCAGGAAGAGGATACAATTCTCCTCCAGATTTAATTTTTAGTAAACCTGGGAATCTATATGAACCTCAAGTTAATGAAATTTTTGAAAGAAGTGGACAAGAATGGAAGTATGATGGATTCAACTGGAGAAAGAGACTTACTTATGGAACTGTTTATTTCGACACCAGAGCAGGAGAACTATTAGAGATAGTTGGTAAAGAATCTTGTGTTCCTGTAACAAATTATCAGTATGAAGAAAACCTCGAAAACAAAAAAAGAAATATTTACATTCTAAAACCAGAATTTTTAAGTATAGTTTTAGATGATATTGAAGGTATTATGGAATATAAAGAAGGTTCTGAACAGTATGTGTCCAGAACCATTAAGAGAGGAGATAATCCTCGTTTATATGAATAACTACTTAATCAACTTTCAGCAAGGCGCTGGAAGTAACTAAGGGCGTCATCATCCTCATCATTAGAAGAAGATGAAGAAGTCAACGATTCAAGTTGAGAACTCAACTCTTCTGGAAGTTGACTCTCTTGAGTTTGACGTGAACCGAAGTCTGGTTTGAAGGAACCACGAGTGGTATCTTCCTCTTCATATTCATCAGAATCTTGATACTTAGGAGTTCCCTTCTTACCAAGAACATAGTCAAGACGTTTTTGAAGTTCTTCAAAAGTTTTAAACTCAGAAGGAGAAACCAAAGTTTGTAGAGAATATTCTTTCTTCCATACACCCTCTAGAGCATCATCGTCTTCAAGAAGAGGTGCTTGACGATCAAACTCGGACTTATCATAGTTCCAATAACCATCAACCTTACGAATCTTCAGTTTGAAGTTCGCACCCTGCCAGAAGTCAAAGGGATTGATGGGTTCTTCATCTTCAAACTCAGGTTGCATTGCTGCCATTACCTTATCAAAGATTTTAGCACCATATTTGAAGAGGAATACTTTACCCTCATTCGCAGGATTTGTGGGGTCCTTTACAATATAGATGTTAGAATAATAAGACAGTTTACGCTTCTGCTTACGGACAGTTTCCTTATCCTTTTCGTTACCGCTATTCCAAAGTCCACGATTATATTCGGACACTGGATCCTTTTGTCCAATAGTAGTCAGGGAGTTTTCAATATACCAACCACCAGGACCTTGGAATCCGTGGGAGTACATTTTTACCCAAGGAAGGTCTTCTCCTTCAGGAGCAGGGAGAAAACGAATAACTGCATAACCATTACCAGTTTTGTCCATTTCTGGTTTCCAAAGGCGCTCATCTGCACCATTAGAACTTGTGTTCATCTTCTCAACTTCTTTTACCAACTTTTGAGTAAGAGAACCAAGCGAAGATTGCTTTTTAAGATCTGCGAAAGACATTAGATTACCTCGTATTTTTGAGATTCGGCTTGTGTGTGTCCTTTGGGGACTTGCGGTGGACACTTACCAGTATAGTGCAAGTCCCCTAGTGCGTCAACCCTCTGTTTTGTTGACCTGATCCTTCATTTGTTGAATCAGTTTTTCCATATTTGAAAAAATAATATTCATGTCCATTCCTTCTGGAAGTCCCATTGCCATTGCAGATTTAGATATATTTTCCTTCATCTTTTTTGCCTCTGGATCATCCGACAGAGACAATCTTGTATATAATACTTTTTGCTTCTCAAGCAAATCTTGGAGTACATTTACATGTTCAAGTTTTCCTTCCCTATCCATCTTAAAAAACTTGAACATATTATCGTATAGTTTTTCCTGAAGTTCGTTAATATGTGCAATTTCGGAGCGAACAACTTCAGAATCAAAAAAACTCATAATACACACTCCTTTAAAATTTTCTTATACTTGAATATATCAATATTTAGGAAGGAATTGTATTTTTTGATATTTTTTGAGACCAATTGCCAAACTGGATCTATCAATTTTTTATCAAAATCATTCCCAAAGAGAAATATTCTGTCATATATGACCATAGTTTCTATGCTAATTTTGCCATTTAAGAATTTTTTAAGTAAAGGTGGATGTCCCTTTGAGCAATCAAAAACTTCTTTAAACTTATGCTCTGTAAACAAATCGGTAGTCTCTTCTTTAAAGATATATGCCAAAGACTCTTTTTTCTTCTTCCAATTGTTATACACAGATTCACCTTCTCTAATTATTTGACCAATCCAAAGAGAATCTGCGTCTCCAGAGGAAACAAAATTAGCAACAAAAAAATCAATAATCTCTTTATCATTTTTTTGCCTACCTAACTTCTCAAACCAATATCTATCCTTCCTTTTATAAAAGGATTGCAAAGAGGCACGAGTTTTACCACAATACTTATGATAATCGTAATTATCTTTTGTAAAGTGATTTTTTAACGAAAGATATGTCTTATATACGTCAAACGGAGTCATAATTTTAGAAGGGGGGTTTTCAAAATTTTCCCCGCGATGTTTTTTTCGACTTTTTTTGAATCAAAAAACCAATTTTGCTCTAGAAGTCCTCTTTAAGAAGTTTAATTCCATCGCATCATACTTAATCTTTTCCTTTAAAGGTTTTGATATAAGTTTCGGAACTGATTCTAAATCAATACTATTCTTTTCACAGAAATGAATAATAGCATCAATATAATTCATATCTTTGTTATTTTTAACTAGAACCTCAATCTCTTGAGCAAATTTTGTCGGGCAAAAAAACTTCTTCTCTAATACCCTTTCAAACTCGTCTTCTAGTTTAACTGGCATAGCTTTCCAATTTGTAGTTAAGAAACTCTCTAGTGTATTCCATGAGTAGTTTAATGTATTTTGTTTTGTCGTATTCTTCATAAACAACGCATTCTCCATTTTCACATGCCATAATAATGACAAGTTTTTTTACTTGTAGTCCTGTCAATTCGTACAGCATACATCCATACGCCATACACTGTACAAAATAATGTTCAATCCACTCTACTGGTTTAGGTTTTTTTGATGTCTTGAAATCAATGATGGCAAGTTCCCCATCAAACTCAGCGATACAGTCTACAGTTCCAGCAATTCCTAGAACCTTGCTGTACATTGAACCTTCAAGTGCATGAATATTATTTATTCGATTTAGATCTGGTTGTGCAATTTTGAATAAAAATTCCGACAGTGGTTGAACCTTTGGAAGTTCTTCGTTTTTGAGATGATGCTCTGTCAAAAGGTGCATGTCAGTTCCACGACTTGTTGCTTGTCGTGTAATTTTATCTGCCTTCTCTGCACCAATTTTTTTACGCCAGTCCGCAAAGAACTGGCGATTTTTGTGACTAGTAACAGAAGTGATAGAGACTAGTTTTAATAGTTCGTTCTCTTCAGGAACAAAATAATATCGAACACCATCTATAGTCTCCCTCTTAAGTTGAGGGAGTTTCAAATCAACGTGATTAAACATCAAAATCCCAATTCGTGTTTTGCAATTAAGTATTCTTTACAGAGACCAGAACGAACGATATCCTCAAGACCAAACTCAACAATATCAAACGAAGGCATAACTCTAAGAATTTTCATAAAGTCAATAATACCATTTCTTTCATTGGTTTTTTGCAAGTCGGATTGAGTTGCATCACCACAGAAACAAATTTTAGTATTCTCACCAGACCTTGTAATTATACTATCAAGTTCATGGAAATTCAAGTTTTGGAATTCATCTACAATAATAATTGCTTTGTCTAACGTAGTTCCTCTAAGGAATGAAGTAGACCAAAAACTAACCGTGCCCTGAGTCTTTAGGTTGCCATAAAGCATTTCAAAATCAGCATCTGTTGCCATCTGGAACATGTATTTGACCATGTTCTTGTATGGAATCTGATAGATATCTGCTTTATCCTCATGTGTACCAGGAAGGAATCCGATTTCTCTAGTGGCAACAAGAGATCTTACGATATAAATTTTTTCATACGGTGTTGATTCATCAAGAACATCCTTCAAAGCGTTATAAAAAGTGATGAATGTCTTTCCAGTTCCAGCGGCACCATATGCAACTAAATTCTTATCATTATCAAACGTCTCAAACAATTTAGATTGATTATCGTTGAGAGGTTCAATATCAAGAAGAAAATCCATATTAATTGGTTTTCTTCTTTTCATTTGCTTAGCAGTCATGCCAACACCAATTGGTTGTAAATCGGGTCTTCTCTTTCTTGCCATAAGAATTTTAAAATTAATAGGGTTTATTATCCACCAAGAAATAAATTCTTTAATGGATACTTTGTTTTTTTGTTTAGGAGATGATGCCAAACATATTTGGCACCACCAACAGCAGTTCCACCATCATGAGATAATGGGTCAACATAAAAATTGACATTTGGAAATGCTTTAATATACTCATAATTATTAACACAGTTTAAAAAGTAACCACCAGATAAAACAATGTTATTTGTTTGAACTTTATCAAGTAACATCTGTATTAGTCTAATAGTATGCTCTTTAGTTTCATTCTGTAGTTTTTTTGCAAGATTTGAATTTTGTTCAAAAGTTGGGTTTTTTAAAAAAGATTCATCAAAATTAGGATTTACATCATCATTTTCATAAATCTTTCTAATAGTATTTAATACATTTTTATTGTTAGTATACCATCGATCCGTTTTTTGATCATAATCAAACCAAACATCATTATCAAGTTCACTTGAATTACCATAAGGTGCTAACCCCATAATCTTACCAGCAGAATGTAGTCTAGTAACTGCAGCAATAGAGTTAAACAACCAACCACAACTTCCAGTTGAAGATAAAATTTTATTATCCTCAATTTCAAATGGTGGATCAAAGTAAGTAATACAACTTGGAGTAAAAACTTGACTAATCAATTCACACTTTCCAGTCTCTGAAAAGTAAAACATAGATTCAGATTCTCTATTGCGTATGTAATCTCTAACATATGCACCACCACCATCTAAAACTAATGCAGCCGCCTCATTAAATTCTGACCCATAAAAAGCACTACATGCATGATACAA